TCAGCAGTAGTTACACTAGTGATACGATAGGTGGCATAGAATATACACCATTAGGTGGACTATTATCTGTAGGCGCACAGACACATAACTTGCGTGTCACAAGTGGTGACACAAGTGTAGGCATAAGCGGTATCAGTGGCAACAACATCTATGCAGTACTTGAAAGCCAAGGTAAGATTCGTGGTAGTAGATTAGAAATTACTCGAGGTTTCTTCAACAATAACTATGTACTTGCAAATGCTGTCACACGATTCACAGGCATCGTTACCAATTACAATATACAAGAAGATCGTGACAATCTAGAAGATAACTTCACAGTAGTATTGCAAGCAAGCAGTTATAAGACTGTTCTAGAAAATCGTATTGCTGGACGCAAAACCAACAAGAACAGTTGGCAGTTCTTTGATACTACAGATAGCGCAATGAACAATGTCAATAGTCTTGCAGGCTTTACATTCGACTTTGGTGCTAATCCTAAATCTAAGACTGTTGTACCAGGTTATAATGGTGGTGGCATACCAGGCAATAGTGGTGATCAATTTCAGCAGGCAGACAGATGATCATAAGACAAGCCAATAAATTTGATCTACCATATATCATGAAAATGCTAAAACATTTTAGTGAGCAGACACCTATCGATATCATGCGCAGTTGTTATAAGGAAGAATATCTAAACAAGTTATATCATCATATCATATTAGGTGGTGGTGTTGCTATAGTTGCTGAAAGTGATCAACCAATGGGTATGATTATGGGCATAAAAGATAGCAATGTATGGGATCCAGAACTAAAAGTTTTGCGTGAATTAGTCTATTGGGTAGAACCTGAATATAGAAATACCACAGCAGGATATAGGCTTTTAGTTGAATATAACAAAGTAGCAAAACAGTTATTAGATGACAATCAGATAAAATTGTTCACAATGACTAAGATGGTCAATAGTCCTGATCTAGATTTTGGTAGATTTGGATATAAGAAAACAGAAGAAGTTTGGGTAGTAGGATCATAACATGGCAATATTTACAGCAATCGCAGCAGCGTTAGGTGGTGGAGCAATTGTTACTGCCATTGCTGGTGCTGCCAAGACATTATTGATCAGCGCACTAGCGACTAAAGCAATTAGTAAACTCACTGCTAAACGTGACACAGGTGCACCAAGTGGTGGTGATGCAGGTGGTCGTGTACAACTACCTCCTGCTACTGATAACAAACTTCCAATCGTATATGGTAGTGCATGGATCAGTGGTCCAATCATAGATGCTAAGATAAGCACAGATCAAAAATACATGTGGTATTGTATCGCATTATGCGAGAAGCCAGACAATCAAAGTATCACATTTGATACAGCAAATGGTGTATATTATGGTGGCAAGAAAGTAAACTTTGGCACTAATGGCGCAGTAGCAAGTCTATCAACAAATAGCACACCTGTACAGACAGACAATAGAATGGCCAATAAGATTTATATTTGGTTATTTCAAAATGGTGCGGCAAATCCCGGACTAAACACTGGTGGTTTGAACGCAATACAAATAATGAGTGACGCTACTACTGGTGGCGGCATTCCTGCTAGTGAGCGTTGGAACGGACCAATCTATACTACAGGTGGTCAAAGCGTAAAATTAGAAGATATGGCTTTTGCTATCGTGCGTGTAGAATATAATCCAGACGCAGGTACGACAAGTCTTGATGGCATACAGATCAAAGTAACTAACAACATGGGTAGTTACAATGGTTGTCGTCCAGGTACTGCTATACTTGACTATCTAACAAATGAGCGTTATGGTTGTGCGATACCATTAGAGAATGTCGATGTTGCAAGCCTAAATGCATTGAACACATATAGCAATCAATATATCAATTATGTTGATGTGAATGGTAATCCAGCAGTACAAAGTTATCGTTATCGTGTAAATGGTCCATTAGACACAGGCAATCCATGTCTAACTAATTTGCAATTCTTAGTAGATACTTGTGACAGTTGGCTACAGTATACAGAAACAACAGGCAAATGGCGTGTCGTACCAAACGCACCATATGTTGGTAGTTTGAATAGTTTATACAATGTCAATGATAGCAATGTTATCGGTGGCATACAGATCAATCCAATCGACTTGAACGATACATTCAATCAAGTTGAAGTCGCATATCCAAATACAAATGTCAAAGATCAAACTGACTATCAGATCGTAGACTTGACTGATCCAACTACAGCATGGTATGCTAATTTCAATAGCGTACTAAGTCCTAATGAAGCAATCAATAGATTGAATATCGCATTGCCATTAGTCAATAGTGCAGTACAAGCAAAATACCTAGCAGTACGCAGACTATTGCAAAGTCGTGAAGATTTAGTCATCAGTTGCCAATTAGACTATAGTGGTATACAGTTAGAAGCAGGTGATGTAGTTCGTGTCAATCATAATACATATGGTTGGACTAATAAACTATTCCGTATTAGTGCTGTAAGTGAAATACAAAGTGATGATGGTAGCCTAAGCGCACAGATTGAAGCATTTGAATATAATGGCGAAATCTATGATGATAATGCGATACAAGATTTCATACCAGCAGATAACACAGGATTGACTGATCCAAATGTTATCAGCCAACCTTGCCCACCCGAAATCACAGTATTAGATGATATTGAAACTCCAGTCATCGATGCATTTAGAGTAGAAACATGCGTACCTGATACCGGTACAGTGTTGTATATGGATTTCAATTATGGTACAGATAGTAATGTTCAAACACATCAATTATATCGTACTGTACAAGCCGCAGGTGGACAACCATTCACAAACAGTGATAGCGCAAATAATATTTTCAACAACATAAGCATCACTGTCAATGATTTGCCAGCAAATACATATTATTGGAGTGCAACTGCACGTAATGATACTGCTGGTCGTTATAGCGATGGTAGCGCGGCATATACATGGGGCGGCGCAAGCATACAACCATATAATCCTGACACTACAAGAGGTGGGTTACCTGGCACAAGTTATAGACCAGGAAGTATCCCTGCTAATGCGATTGCTGGTGGTGTTGGTTCAATTGCTGTACAATACTCAGGTAATGTAATCGTACCTACGGTCAATACTTTGAATTTTCGTGGCGGCATTGTTGCTACTAATCCATCTGGTTCAATTGCTAATGTTACCTTTGCAGGTACGACTGAAATACCATATGGAACTTATTTTTATACTATAGGTGATCCTGTAGCAAATATTGTAACAAATCCAATAGATATAAGTAGTTTTGGTATCAACATAAAAACAGCAAATTTTCAAATACCTAAATATATTATTGGTTCAAGCATCAACGTAAATTACTTATGGCCATGGTATCAGGGAACTAGCGATACTGCTAATGGTTATGCCGCAAATAGTACTGCATCGTTTACTCCCGCTACTGCCGCTGTTTTCAATATACAAAATGGTGATAATGATTATTATGTATTAGATTATAGCGATTATGTATATAATGGTTCAAGTATAACTGCAAACACCATTCAAATAAGAGGAGAATATTGTTTTGTAGCAGATGTTGATTCAACATTACAATTTGTAAAATTTGGAACAACTACTTCTAATAGCACTCAAATAATAGGTGTAACTACTAATATGGATCAAATCGATATTTTAGCAAATACCCCTACTCAATATACATTTTATGATTCAGTAGAAGGTACTACTGACGGTGCAGGTATATTGATTAGAAATATCACAGCAGGAAGCAATGTTACTGCTGTTACTGGGGCAATTTTAGTATCAAGAAATGTGCCGCCACCGGCATTGCTATAATTGGACAAGAATAAATATACATAGGAATCAATAAAATGTCACTACTACTAAACGGCGCAAAAACAATGACCATAGCAGGCACAGAAATGCAGTGCCTAGAAATCTATACAGGAGAAGCATATACTTTTCCTATATCTTTTACTGATGCGAACGGCAATCCTGCTAACGCATTAGTACCAAATGCTTGGCTGCTAACACCTACGGCAAAGTTTTATGAGGTATCTGATGTAACTTATGTCAATGATACAGAGGTTATACTTGGTAATTTGACATTAGCGACTCAACCGGCAGCAAATGCTTACACATTAGTTGCTAATTGGACCAATGCTAATATCGGTACTGCATATCTTTATGTTGGTAATAATATCACTAATAGTGGTAATAGTACACCAAACATAGCATTAGCGAATACTGCGGCTCCAAGCACATTAGTCATAGTTACACTACAAGTAAGCAAACAAAGTACAGCAAATGCAAGTTTAGCAGATATAAACAAAGAGCCATTAGGTTTCATCATAAGGTACCAATAATATGTCAGAAATAATTATAGATCAAACTGATCTAAACATTACTGTCACACCTAATACCACACAACTCAATGTGTTCACAGGTGGTTATGCTTGTGCGCAAGGTAACACTAATGAATTTCAGTTCAATAATGGTGGTGTGCTGGCTGGTGCGAATGGATTGACATATAATAGTGGATCACAAACGACAACTGCTGCCAATCTTACAGTAACTAATAACACAGATTTAGGTGCGATCGGCAATATCACGATTACGGGTGGTAACGCAGGAGATGTGTTGACTACAGATGGTAGTGGTGGACTAAGTTTTAGTGAGATAGCAAATGCAAACTTTGCCGCATTTGCAGGAAATGTTATAGAAGCAGCACAGCCTAATATTACAAGTGTGGGTAACTTGACTAATCTAACTGTTACAGGCAATGCAACAGCAAGTTATTTTATAGGTAATGGTAGTCAACTTACAGGTCTAGCAGAAGGCGATGAGATTAGTAATGGTACAAGTAATGTAAGAGTATTGTCTGCTAATGGAGCCGTTGCTATAGGCGTAAATGGTAATGCCAATATATTAGTTGCCAACGCTACAGGTATCACAGTCAATAGAGCAAATCTAGGTAGTGTAGCCAATTTGAATATTGGTGGTGGTAATAACGGTTTCGTGTTACAAACTGATGGTACTGGAAATCTAACATGGACAGCCATGACAGGTAACGCTGGTAATGGTGTTGTTGGTGGTAGTAATACGCAAGTTCAATATAATGATGGCGGAGTATTTGGTGGTAGCGCAGGTTTCACATTCAATAAAGCAAGTAATCTATTATCAGCACCTGGTGGTATAACTGCTGTTGGCAACGTTACTGGTAATTATATTTTAGGTGATGCTGGGTTTTTATCTAATGTACCAGGTTCTACTTCAATCAGCAATGGTAACAGTAATGTAAGAGTTGTAGGATCGGGTGGAAATATTAGTACTAGCGTTGCAGGAAATGCAGATATATTAGTAGTTACAGGTACAGGTGCAAATTTATCTGGATATGCAAATATCACAGGAAATATTTCTGCTGCCAATGCATCATTTACAAGTGTTAGTGGTAATGGCAGTGGATTATCATCTATCACAGGTGCTAATGTTACAGGAACAGTAGCCAATGCAACTTACGCAGTTAGCGCAGGAAGTGCTAATACTGCAGGTACCGTAACAACAGCAGCACAACCAAATATTACATCAGTTGGTACACTAACTGGTTTAGGTGTAAATGGTAATATCACAGCAGCCAACATAACTGCAAATACAGGCGTGTTTACTGGTAACGGTAGCGGTCTTACAAATATTACTGCAACAAATATAAATCTTACAAATACTCAAAGTAATAATGATTTTTATGTTGTATTTGCTAGTTCGTCTGGTAATCAACCATTATATGTAGACACAAGTAGTCCAAGTCAAACTCTAATATTCAATCCTAATATAGGTCGTTTGCGCACTAGCGAGGGTGTGTTTGATAAAATGACCAATATGAGTGGTGAAGAAATTGAATTCTACAATGATGGAATAAGATTCAATGTTACCGGACAAAGTAACATAGTAAATTTTAGTAATACAGTAGTAAATGTTCAAGGTAATATATCAGCAGGTAACATAAATGGTGGAAATTTAGTTACAGGAAATTATATTTCTGGATCATTGATTACATCTGCACAACCTAATATTACGTCATTAGGAAATCTAACTTCATTGAATGTATTAGGTACTAGTACTGTTCAACAAATAAAAGAAAAAATAAACATAAATGCAAATACCCCTGGTGGTAATATAAATTTTGATATTTTATCTAGTGCAACACTATATTATCCTAATGCTGCAAATAGTAACATAACACTAAATTTTAGAGGAAACAGTACTACTACATTTAGTTCAGTTATTTCTAATAGTCAAAGTATTACAGCGTCATTTATAATGGTCAATAGTAGCAGTGATTATTATCTTACCAGTAATATTCAAATTGATGGATCAAATATATCGACTTATTGGATATCACCGGGTCCCGGAACATTATTTTCAGGATTAGCAAATAGCACTGTAGTTTATAATTTCAATATAATTAGTGACAGTTCATCTAATTATATTGCTTTAGCCAGTATTGTAGGATTTGTATAATGCCTGTACAAAATTCATTAGGGGCATTATATAATTTCAAAAATACTAGCGCAGCAAATATATTGCGTCCTGGAAGAAGATATTTTCCAAATAGGACTAGTTTGCCAGGACCGAGAGTCGGATTCACAGTCAATTCAGCGAATATATTGAAAAATCCAGTACAAACGCCTGGCTATACAATTGAATATTGGGTAAGACCTGTAGGATTTAGTGCCGCTGATGCGCAAAGAATTGGTAATTTTGACCCGGGTTTTACCTTTCACTGGGGAATAGGTATAGAAAATATTGTTAGTGGTTCTAGTTATTATAGGTGTGAGTTTGATGGATTCTTTTTTAGAACAACAAATGCAATACTTTCAAGTGGTTCTTGGGCTGCTATGGCAATAACATTTGAAAATGATGGCACAAATAGTACAATAAGAATTTTCAAAAATGGTATTTTACAAAATATTCAACTGAATGGTACTGGAACTTCGAGTTCTAGTAAAACTTTTCTATCATCAAATGCTACATATGATAATTTAGTGCCGTTTTCTTTTTCTTCACCAAATCAAACAGCCACACCAGTAGTGTATTATGATGAAGTAAGAATAAGCGATATTTGTAGATATACTGCAAATTATACACCTACTAATACACAATTTGTAAATGATTCTAATACATTAGCATTATTTCATTTCAATTATAATCTTACTGAGTCTGCAACTAATACAATAATTGATAATGGACCAAATAAATTTACAACAACAAATACAAGAACAGAACAACAATTGGGAAGTTTTCCACCATAAATAAATATAAATAATAAAATAACACGCAACATTGCGAGGTAGTAATATTGCGTCACTAATGCGAGGAAGCAGAGATGGCAAAATTCAGTCAAAACACGCTCAATCAAGTGGGCGGATTCGATGGACAAGTACTAGCACAAGAACTTGTCTACAACCAGAAAGATTTCTGGAACTTAGCATGGAGTAACATCACAAGTTATCCAAGTGGTTGGCAGACAGGCACTACGCCAATCAATCTAACAGGTGCTACAATCGATGCGACTATAATTCGTAGAGCCATCACAAACTTCCGTGACAGTCGTAGTGGTTACGACTTCACTATCACAGATTATCCATTAGTCAGCAAAATAACAGATATCACTAGTACAACGACAGGTACAAATATATTGACTTGTACTAGCACAAATGAATTATTTGTTGGTATGCCCGTACAATTTCGTGGCACTGTGTTTGGTGGCGTAGCGATCAACACAACATACTATGTCAAAGAAGTTATTACTAGCACTACTTTTACTATCAGCGACACTCGCGGCGCAGCACCAAGTTATACTCCTGGCACTGTGTTCGCATTGACAACAGCAAGTGGTACAATGACAATGAATCGCATAGAGCCACTTCCAATCAGTCTATCGATCACAAATCGTGTCAACAGTACAGGTAGTTTCACACTAGTGATTGACGAAGAAGTTTGGGCGACAATAGGTCGTGATAGTTTACAAGTCACATATTCAGGATTGCCAGGTGATCCTGACTTAGGTATAAACGCAACTGATCCAGCATGTTTTACTGGTCGTATAAAAATTAGTTTTCCAGCAAGTGGTACAACACCCGCATATGATGAAAGCATATTCTTGTTATTCTTAGTAGCAAGCGATGGCGTTTATAACTAAGGAGAACAACAATGGCAAATCAAGTTAGCGTAAATGGTTCAGGTGTAGTACAAGTAAACATAGAGCCTACACCAAATGTAGTAGTTCAAGTAGATCGTGCGATTGTTCCGCAAGGTGCAACAGGACCACAAGGCGCGACTGGAGCCACTGGTCCCCAAGGCGCAACTGGCCCAATTGGAGCAACTGGAAGCACTGGCCCACAAGGCAGCACAGGTGCTACAGGCGAAACAGGATCGACAGGTCCACAGGGCGCTACAGGTATACAAGGACCACAAGGTAGTACTGGCGCAACAGGAAGCACAGGACCCGAAGGTAGTACTGGTGCGACAGGACCAGTAGGAAGCACAGGTCCAGTTGGAGCGACAGGACCACAAGGTGCTACAGGAGATGTTGGACCAACAGGTGCGACAGGATTGACTGGAAGCACAGGTCCAATTGGTGCGACTGGTAGTACAGGTCCTGAAGGCGCAACTGGTAGCACAGGTGCTACAGGTGTACCAGGACCTACTGGTGCTACAGGACCTCAAGGTTATAGTAGTAGCGCATTCGATTATAGAGTCAATGCAACTAGTCAAACTCCTCCACCAGGCAGCGGTTTCTTACAATATGACAATAGCACTCAAACAAGTAGCACCAATTTATATGTTAGCCATCTAACTAATGGTGGTGTAGACATTGATATTTTCTTGGCACTGTTACAAGCCACAGAAGTTCTAACAGTACAAGATAGTGGTGATAGCGCAAACTTTCAAAAGTGGACTATCAGTGGTACACCAACTAATGATACCATCAACATGTATTGGACTATTCCAGTAACATTATTATCTAGTGGTGGTACTGGTACAACTAACTTTGCTAACAATTTAGATATCATATTAGCATTGACGAATGGCGTCACTGGTGCAACAGGTCCTCAAGGTAGCACAGGTGCTACTGGTGTAGCAGGACCCACAGGTGCAACAGGACCAATAGGAAGCACAGGACCCGAAGGAGCAACAGGAAGCACAGGACCTGTAGGTAGTACGGGCCCAGTCGGTGCTACTGGATTGACAGGAGCAACTGGAGATGTTGGACCAACAGGTGCAACGGGACTTACAGGTGCGACTGGCGTACAAGGTGCGACTGGAGATATAGGACCTACTGGCGCAACAGGCGTAGTAGGCCCAACAGGACCTCAAGGTGCTACAGGTGAAACTGGAGCAACAGGCTTGACTGGTGCAACTGGTCTAACAGGCGCTACAGGAGAAACAGGTGCGACAGGACTTACTGGTGCTACTGGTCCTATCGGAGCCACTGGCGATATTGGTCCTACTGGACCTCAAGGTGCAACTGGTCTAACAGGTGCTACAGGAGATGTCGGTCCAACTGGAGCAACTGGATTGACAGGTGCTACTGGTCCAGTCGCTGGCGCAAACACTAACGTGATTTATAATGATAATGGTAATGCCGCAGGTAGCAATGCATTTACATTCAACAATGTAAGCAACACAGTTACATTTACAAATGGTAATGTCAGCAATGGTCTTACTGTTGGAAATACAATTACTGCATTAGGCAATCTTGTATTCAATTTTGGTACTGCACTCAAAATACAAAGTTTAGACGATACAAGCAGTGTAGCATTTAGAAATCTAAACTTGCGTGGTGCCAACACTAACCAAGCAAATGGTTTAGCAAGTGGTAGTACTTCGGGTGCTATATTATTCAATGCTGGTTTGGCATTGAACAGTAACGCAAGCGTAGCATGGAATGCTATTGGTGGTGTTGTAGGTGGTACTGCTGGACAAGCAACAACTGCTAATGGTAATGCAACAGGCGGTGCAGTAACATATGGTGGTGGACCTGCTTCTACAAGTAGTGGAACAAGTTTTGGTGGTGCCGCAAATATTACTAGTGGTTCAGCACAAAGTAATGCTGTAGGTACAGCAACTAGCGGTGCGATCAATCTAATCACATCAAATGCTAATGCTACTGGTAATAACTCACAATCAGGTACTATAAACATACGCACAGGTGTTGCAAGATCCACTACTAGCGGTATCTCAACATCAGGTGATATCAATCTATTGATTGGTGTAGCAAATGGTGCAAGCAGTAATACTATCGGTAATATCAATATCGGTAGCAGTGCTGCCAATACTTTGGTCAGTGCACCACAAGCAATCAATATCGGTCAAACAAACACACCTACAATCATAGGTGGTAATCTAACTGTAAATCGAATCAGCAATCTAGGTCCAAACAGTAATGTGATCATCACTGGTGGTAATGTTGGTGATGTACTATCAACTGACGGCAGTGGTAATCTAAGTTGGGTAATACCACAAAGTGGTGCTACAGGTGCGACAGGACCTACAGGAGCGACTGGACCAGAAGGAGCAACTGGCGCTACAGGTAGTACTGGTCCAGAAGGTGCTACAGGTCCTATAGGTGCTACAGGTGCTACAGGTGCTACAGGACCAGTTGCTGGTGCAAATACAAATATCATTTATAATGATAATGGTTCAGCAGCAGGTAGCAACGCATTTACGTTCAATAATACTACAAATACAGTAGCACTAAGCAATAGTATTAGCATCACAGGCAATTCAAATATGTTTGGTGTCTGGCAGATGTATGGCACTGATACATGGAAAATTATTGGTCAAGATGATGGTAACGTTGCTACAAGAAGAAGTATACAAATAAAAGGTGGTAATACTAACAGTCCAACTACTGCAACAAACAGTTTAGCAGGTAGTTTCAATATGAGTGCTGGTATCGCAACTAATAGTGATGCTAATACTGCATGGATAGCAAGAGGTGGTATTATCATCGCACAAGCCGGTAGTGCCAATAGTGCTAATGGTAATGCTACAGGTGGTACTGCGACTTTTGCAGGTGGTAGTGGCGTAACATCATTAGGTACTAGCAGAGGCGGTAACGTAGGTTTAGTTGCAGGTGCTGCTCAAAGCCTTGCTACTGGAACAAGCACTGGTGGTCTTGTAAGTATCATAGCAGGTACCGGTAACGCTGTTGGTAATACTGCTAGTGGTGGTAACGTTACACTAAGAACAGGTGGTGCTGTTACTACTACTAGTGGAACTGCACAAAGCGGTAACCTTGATCTACAAGTTGGTAATAGCAATGGTGCTATCACAGTAATAGGTAGTATCAACATTGGTAGCCAAGCAGCAAACGCAAGTATCAGCGCACCACAAGCAATCAATATTGGTCAAACAAATTCACCAGTTATTATCGGTGGCGTTGCAAACGTAACAGGCAATCTAAATGTTACAGGTAATGCTAATATTACAAGTGATGTAAGTATTGGTGGTGGAAACATTGATCTATATGCTAATGGTGAGATCAATAGTACAGGATTGATCACTACTACAGGCAACGTAAATGCAAACAATGTAAATATCGGTAGTGGTAACGCACTAATCTATGCAAATGGATATATCAATACTACAAATGAGATTGACTATCTAAGAACATATGGTAGTTTTAGTAATGGTAACGATATCGCTATCACAGCAAACACAGTTGCCAACTTAGACTTGCCAACTACTGGTTCAGCGAATGGTATCAGCATCGTCAGCAACAATCAGATCACAATAGCAAGAGCAGGAACTTATAACTTCCAGTTCAGCCTGCAATTGACTAATAGCGATAATGCGAGCGAACATGATTTTGATGTTTGGTTCGCTAAAAATGG